TGGTTTCTATAATGATAGTGGTCAAAATTCAATATATATGGCATTTAAAATAAACTAATGATTAATGATTAAAAAATAATAAAATGAATGGATTTGAACCAACATTATTAGGAATAGTTACTTACGTTATAACAATATCACAATTAAACGAAGCACTACAATCACTTCTAATAATAGCAACGTTGGTTTATACAGTAATTAAGATTATACAACTTTTAAACGATAAGAAATGGTAAGAATATTAAGAATTATAGCAGATTGGTTAGAGAAACAAAAAAACAATTTTAAAATTTGGTGGAATAAAATCATCTCAAAATTATTATTTAAAATTTAATTATATTTGTAGTATAAAAATTATAAGCTATGGCAAGTACAGTATTTAACGGAACAAATTTATTAATCAAAATTGCGGATGATGCAGGTTCACCAACTACAATAGGACACACAACATCTTGTTCAATTTCATTTACTAACGATATGGCAGATGCCACTACAAAAGATTCAGCAGGATTTTCTGAAGTTATACCTGCAGTAAGAAGTGCAGAAATTTCTTTTGATGGTTTAATGGATTATACTGATACTAATGGTGGGCAAGAAATCGCACATAAATTACTTACAAGACAAAAATGTGATTTTTCATTTGGTACAGCAGCAACTGGTGATACAGTTTACACAGGAGAAGGATATTTATCTTCAGTAGAAGTATCAGGTGCAATGGAAGAAGCAGTTACATATTCAGGAACAATTACAGTTACTGGAACAATTGTAGAATCTACAAATTAATAAATAATAAATGACCAAACAAAGAGGTTATTACACCCTAGAAATAGGTGGTAAAAAAAGAACACTCCATTTTAGTATGAACTTTTGGGCAAATTTTACTGATATGCTCAATATATCTCTTGCTGAAATTGGAGATGTTTTTTCTAATGGAATTTCTATAAAAGGTTTAAGAACATTAATTTATAGTGGTCTATTAGCTTATGACCAAGAGAATAAAAAAGAAATAGATTATGATGAGTTTGATATTGGTAATTGGTTGGAAGATATTGAAGCGACAGAAATCGAAAAAATTGTCGTAGCAATGACAGAATCTAAAATATTAGGTAATTCTTTAAACGGAGGTTTAGAAAGAAATCCTACTGATTCAAAAAAAAAATAGCAGATAAACTTTCTTGGGATGATATAACTGATTTTTATATTGGTTATGTAGGTGTAAATCCAAATGAATTTTGGTGCAATACTTTTAAAGAAAATATTCTTGTTTCTGAATCTTTTTTTATTAAAAACAATTTAAAGTGGGAACAAACGCGTTTTGTTGCTTCAATGATACATAATGTCAATTGCTCAAAGAAAAGCCAAATGGTGAAGCCTCAAGACCTTATAGAGCTACCTCAAGATAAAGTAAAAAAATTACAACCAAAAACATCTAAAGAGGAATTTGAAAAGTACCAAGAACTTATTAATAGTAAGTTGAATAAAAATTAGTTATTTTTGTATTATGTTAGGAGCCGAACACAATTATAATCTTAAAGTAAATCTTACTGGTAATGCAACTCAATTAAATATTGCATTACAAAGTTCAACATCTAAACTTCAACGATTTGCGGCAAGAGCAAAATCAATAGGTAGCACATTATCTAGAAGTTTAACATTACCATTAGCTTTAGTAGGTGGTGCATCTGTAAAAATGGCATTGGACTTTGATAAATCAATGACTAAAATAAAAACATTAGTAGGTGTAGCAAGTGATGAAGTAGATGCAATGGGTGGTGCAGTTAAAAGGTTAGCAGTCGATACAGGTGTTAATGCTAATGATGCTGCAGACGCATTGTTTTTTATTACTTCAGCAGGTTTACGAGGTGCTGATGCTATGAAAGTTTTAGAAGCAGCAACAAAAGCTAGTGCAATTGGTCTTGGTGAAGTTAAGACAGTAGCAGATGCAGTTACTAGTGCAGTTAATGCTTATGGTCAAGAAAATTTAAGTGCCGAAAGTGCAACAGATATTTTAACTGCTGCAGTTCGTGAAGGTAAATTAGAAGCAGATAGTTTAGCACAATCAATGGGTAAAGTATTACCTGTATCATCTCAATTAGGTGTAGGATTTGAAGAAGTAGGTGCAGCTTTAGCGGCAATGTCAAGAACAGGTACAGATGCAGCGATGGCAACAACTTCGTTACGTGGTATTTTATCTGCACTATTAAATCCATCTTCACAAGCTAATGAAGAATTAGAAAATTTTGGTTTATCAGCACAAGGATTAAGAGAACAATTAAAAGAACAAGGTTTGCTATCTGTACTTAAAACTTTAACAGATAGATTTGGTGACAATCAAGAAGCAGCAGGTAAAGTGTTTGGTAATGTTAGAGCATTGACAGGTGTTTTAGATTTAATGGGAAATAATGTCGGTACAACTGAACAGATTTTTGCCAGTATGACAGACACAACAGGAACTTTAAATACTGCATTTACAGAATTAGAAGATGAATTAAGTTTTAAATTTAAAAAATCATTAGAAGCTGTAAGAACTTCTTTTACAGAATTAGGTAAAACTTTAGCAGTTACAATTTTACCTTTTATACAAAAATTAGCAGGATTTTTAACTACTGCAATAAACAAGTTTAACAATTTAGATACCTCAACACAAAATCTTGTTTTAACATTAGTAGGATTAACTGCAGCATTAGGTCCTGCTATATTAATTATTTCAAATTTAGCAGCTGCATTTGCTTTATTAGCATCACCTGTTGTTTTAGTTTCAGCAGCAGTAGTTGCACTAGTATTAGCTTTTGAACACGTTCAAACTAATATACAAATGGTTGGTTTACAATTAGCAAAATTTGCAGAAAAAAGTATTGCAAAAATTATGGCAATAGTTGAAATAGGCAAATCAATATTTGGTAAAAAAACTCGTGAAGAAATTGAATCTAATTTAGATAAAACATTAAAAAGCATAGATGATAAGTTTGACTCAATGATTGAAGCATTAGACCCATTAGGTGAAAGTATTTTAGAAAAAATATCATCTGCAGTTGGTAGTTTAATGGATGAATTTAAACAAGTAGGTGTAGGAATTGGAGGTGCAATTAGTGATGGAATACAACAAGGCATTACAAAAGAAAGAGGAATTGATACAAGTATGTTTGCTGATAATCCTAAAATAACTTCTGACACTAGTGGTTTAGATGAATTACTTGTACAAGGAACAAAAAAGACTAGAGAAGAATTAAATAAATTAGCAGAAGCTACAACACAAGCAGGTTCTGTAGCAACAAGTGCTTTACAAGCAATGTTTAATACATTGTCAGGTCAATTAGCAAAAGTATTTTCAGGTGGAACTGCATCATTCGAACAATTTGCACAACAAGTATTTTCAATAATAGGCGATTTGTTAATTCAATTAGGAATGATGGCAATTGCATCTGCTGATATATTTGCAGCTTTTGGAAATCCTTTTACTTCAGTCGTAGCAGGTCTTGCAGCTATCGCATTAGGTGCAGCTATAAAAGGAATTGTAAATAAAGTTCGTGGTGGTAAAGTTATGGAGTTTGCAAATGGTGGAATTATAAGTGGACCAACATTAGGTCTTATGGGGGAATATTCAGGTGCAAGACACAATCCTGAAGTTGTAGCACCATTAGATAAATTAAAAAATATGATAGGTTCAAATGGTTCTCAAAACTTATCAGGTGAGTTTGTAGTTAGAGGACAAGATTTAGTTGTTGCATTACAAAGAGCAGAAAGAAACCGAAACAGATTTAAATAATGGCTTACGGAGTTAAATATGAACTTGATTTCTCTGATGTAAAAGGTAATCAAAGAAGTTTACAGATACTAAAAAAAAATTATGTTGGTGATGTAAATCCAATTGTTGGTACTGCTAACCCTGTGATTATTAAATACACTAATGATGATGATTTTTATAATCCAATTATTGGTTCTTCTTGTATAGTTAATTTAAAAAATACAGACACAATTTCTTATGATGAGTTTATAAACTTTGATGAAAGAGAATATAAAATAAGAGTTAATATCGGTGTTGAAGATGAAGCAGCAGATATTGATTCACCACTTTGGCAAGTTGCAGATACAAATTGGGATGCAACAGATTACAATTGGGCAACAGGAACAATATTTCAAGTTTATTGGGAGGGGTTTTTAGTTTCAGACACTTTTACAGAAGCAATACAATCTAAACCTTTTGATATAAGTTTACGAGCAATAGATAATTTAGGTACACTTGATTCATTTTTAATACCTGATGGAAGAATTAATACAAATGCAGATGGTACAATAAAAGTTGCAGCAGGTGAACAAACTTTATTAGATTCAGCTTTTTATTACATACATAAAATATTAGCATTTACAGGTCTTGATTTTGATATCTATATTCAAAATAATATTAGAAAAATAAATCCATCTACAGGTAGTGTAGAAACTGAAAATAATAATTTATTTCAAGATATATTAATTAATGAGTTTGCATTACAAGAAAACTTTTCAAAATTATCATCAAAAAAAGTTTTAGAAAATATTTTAAGAATTACTAATTCAAGAATTTATCAAGCTAATGCAAGTTGGTATATTGTTTCAAATAGTAATTATTATGATACCTCTATTTCAGGTGCTTTAACAACTACTGAAGATTCTACTGGAGAAAATCAAGATAACACAGTGTTTAATCCTGATGTTACAACACTTTCTATTGGTACTCCTACGAACACGAGTGGAATTTTACAAGGACTAATAATTAGTGATAGAGGTTTAACAATTATAGAAAGAGGATTTTATTTTGGTAAAAATCCAATTATATTATCTAATCCTAAAGTAGTTTCAACAGATACATCAACAACTTTTACTTCAACACAAACATCTTTAGATACCGGTGATACGTATTATATAATGGCTTATGCTAAAAATAATGCAACAACAGAAGGAACAGGCGGTGTAATAGAATATGTTCCAGGAGGTATAACACCAGACCCTGAACCTGACCCAATATCACCAACATTAACATCTATACAACCAAATGGTTATAATGTAACAAATACATCTATACCTTGTGCAGCACAAGTTGATAATGTAGGAACAAGTAATGTAACTAAATATGGTTTTTACTTTGGAACAAATAGTAATCTATATACAGAAAATACAAGGTATGAAGTAGCTACTGGTCAAAATTTATCAAATCCTTTTGGTTTTGTTACTGATACATCCGGTGCTCCATTTAATTTAACTTTAACTGCAGGAACACCATATTACATAACACCATTTGCAGTAAACAGTACTGGTGAAGGTGTTGGAACGACAATCACACAATATACTTGGAATGCTTGGGAGTTAAGAAAACAATCAGATTCATCTCAAGAATTTGTTCCATATACAAATGATTCCAGAACAGATAATGTTTATATTTCAACTTCATCAAGTTCTGCTGAATGTTATACAATAATGATTGGTGCTTTTAGGGCAAGTTTAGCAGGTTTGCCAACAATATCAGGTGCTTGTCAGGATGATACAACTGAACCAGAAGAATCAGTAGAACAAACTTGTGTTAAAATAAGATTATATAGGAGTAATACTGCAAAAGATTTATGTTGTGAAACACCAACAAGTAGAGATGCATATATAAATGGAACTGATTTTTATAGTAATACAGGAACAACTAAAGTATTTATTAATGATGATTGTAGTACACTTTTAACAAGCAATCAATATTTATCAAGCGATTTAGTAAATTACAGATATTGGAATGGTACTAATTTACAAAATACAATTGGTTGTCAATCAACATCAGTAGATAAATGTGAAGAAGATGTTGTAACTCCATCAGCATTTGTTGTTAAAAATGAAATTACAAATGAAGAAGATTTTGTTGTATATAATGCAGCATTTTCTATTGAAGAAAGAGTAACAATTTCAAATGATGTTCAAAATGAATGTTGGACAATAATTCAAGAATATCCTGCTTCTGCAAATCCTACAAGAACAATAACTGCAAGTTGTACTACACCGAAACCTACACCAACTGAATCTTGTCCAACAATGACATTTTTTGCAAGATATTTAAAATGTAATGATGATAGAATAGAAATAATTGGGAATAATACTGAAAACTTTCCAAACTATATAAAACAAAAATCTACAGGTGATTGTTGGTCATTTATAGATAGGACAGGTCAAACACAAAGTGATGATAATTTTAATTTAGGATGTACACCTACTAATAAATTTGAAATAGATTTTTTAAGTTGTGATGATTGTTTAGGAATATCTACAACAACACAATTACCACCACCACCTACAACTACAACACAACCATCTATATTTTATAGAATATATCAAAGTTTGCAATCTAATTGTAGTGCAGATGATACTATTATAGAAGTTTTTAATCAAACAAATGATTTTCCAACAGTTATTACAAATGGTTCTATATGTTACACATCACTACAAGATGGTGGAGCAGGTGAAAGTGGTGATGTAGATAATTTCTTGGATTTTGCAGATTGTGCAGCTTGTCAAGCATATTTAAGCACAACAACAACACAAGCACCTACTACGACACAAGCACCTTGTATTGCAATACAGGCGAATGTAACAACAAGTGCATTAAATGCTTGTTGTGGTGGAAAAGCAATAACTATATATATTAATTCTACTTCATTATCTACTACTACTGTGGTTTATACAAATTCAAATTGTACTACAATACTAGGAGCAGGTAATTTTATAAAACATAGTGAAGGATTATTTTACTGGAATGGAAATACTTTATCATCTTCAACTTGTCCTGGTTGTTCAGATGGTGCAATACAATAAATGAGATATATATGCTGTCAACCATCTAATATTTATTATTCGTGGCAAGTAGACACTATGATTTATAGTTTTATAAATAATGGTATAAATCAAGAACAAATAGACATAGTTTTCTCAATCAAATCTGCGAATGAAAATTCTTGTCTTTACTTATTAGATAAATATCCTAATGTTAATTTTTATTTTTATCCTGATACAAGAAAAAGTGTTAAATATATTTCTAGTGTAAGACCATATACATTAAAAAAACATTTTTATAAATACCCTGAATTGTATAAAGGAACTTTTATGTATCACGATTGCGATATAGCATTAACTAAACCATTAGAAATAGATAATTATTTATGTGGGTGCGACCAAACTTGTTATTTAAGTGATACGATTAGTTATATTGGACACAATTATATATTGTCTAAAGGTCAAGATGTTTTAGATTTAATGTGTAGTGTAGCAAATATTGATAAAGAAGTTGTAAAACAAAACGAAGAAAATTCAGGTGGTGCTCAATATGTTTTAAAAAATATAGATTATACTTTTTGGGAAGAAGTAGAAAAAGATTGTGAGAATTTGTTTTATGAAGTTGTTAAACTTAATACTAAAAAAGTTGCAAAAGATGATAGACATCACCCATTACAAATATGGTGTGCTGATATGTGGGCAGTACTTTGGAATTTATGGAAAAGAGATAGAAAAACAAAAATCATAAAAGAATTAAATTTTACTTGGGCAACAGAACCTATTGTTAAATGGGGTGAAAATTCTATATTTCATAATGCAGGTATTAACAATAATAAAGACAATGCATTTTATAAAGCAAACTATATAAGTAAGATTCCACCTAATAATTTAGAGATAAATCCGACATTAACTTCATTTAAATATTATGAATTAGTTAAAAATATATTAAATAATTAAAAAAATATTTTCTTATTTAAAATATTCTTTGTATATTTATACTATAAATAATAATAAAAACAATTAAAATGAAAACACAAAATAATAAAGAAATAAATTTAAATGATTATCCAGTTGGAACTGGAGTTACACATAGAATAGGTTCAGACTGCTATCCATACGAAGTTGTTGAAAATATATCATCTAAAAAAATTAAAGTTAGAGAATTAAAAGAAATACCTACTAAAAATAACGATTACTATAGTAATCAAGATTATACTTATAAATCTACAAATGCTAAACCAATCGAATTAATTTTAGGAAAACATAAAGGTTATCCTTGTATTAAAAAAGTTTATTATACAGTTGAATATGTAGAAAATTTTGATAAAATTATAATAGAAAAATATGGTTCTTTAAAAAATTATTGGGATTCTGATAGTTTTGAAACATTAATGGATAATAAAGATAAAGGTATTTCTACAGATGGTTTAACTTATATAAAAAGAAATACAAGTTTACAATCATTTCATTTTGGTAATGCAAGATATTATCAAGACCCTTCTTTTTAAAATTTAATTACTTAAAAATTAAGCCCTCTTACACTAGAGGGTTTTTTTTTATCTTTGTATTTATGGGTACAATTAGAACAGAGCAGACAAGATTACTACAAGATAATGGTACAGAGAATATTGAATTTTTTGTTTACGATAAAGATGGTGTTGCTAAAACAACACTTAATCAAACTAAAGATGTATTAAAACAAATACCAAGTAATCTATCACCAATTAATTCAAATCTATCAGTTGAGTATTTAAGACCATTAAGAGATGCAATAAAAACAACAACATCAGAAGATTCTCAATTATTAAATAAAAATCCAAATTTTAGATATGGAACTTTTAATTGGGATATTAATTCTGTAGGTGGAAATGCTTTAGCAGAAGTTGCATTACCTAGTCAAGTTTTTGCAGGTATAAATCCGATAACTGGAATTTATTGTTTAATTCAAAATGAAGTACCAAATACTGCTGAAAAAACAAATTACATGATAAAAAATATTTTATCAGACACACCAATAATTAGTGGTGAAGATTTAGAGATAAGTTATAATTATTATTTTTTTACTTTAGGTTTTTTTGTATTTAATGTTCAACAATATATATCTGTTGGTTTAGATTCTACTAGTGATGGAACGATAAATAAAATGTATAATTTTGAAGAAAGTAAATTTGAAACAGGAACATTTACGGATGATAAATTTTTTAAAAAAATTGATATTAGACAATTTGATTCTTGGAATAAATTTAGCACCACAATACAATGTAATTTAAGTGATACAGAAACAGACCCACACATTGAAGTAAAATTATTTAGAACAACAAAAGGTCAAGGATTAACAAGTCCAAAAATGATTTATGATGGTTTAGCTATAACACAAAAATCTGCATCGAAAAATAGAATACATACCAAAAGAAAAGGTGCGATATTTTCAAATATTGATGGAACTGTAACTATTGCAAATGATAATATTAGTGGTGAATATGAACAAGAAGAAACAATATTATCAAATGAAGTTAATTTACAAAACACAAATTCAATCTTCGGAACATTTGCGAGAAAAGACAGACCATTATCATTACAACAAAACACTTTAGACAAATGTATTTTACAAGAATTTATAAATGATTATAGAAGTCCAATAAAAAGATATGAAGGAGAATTTTATAAAGATGATTCAGATGTAGTTCCTATTTATTTTTATCATAAACTTTGGGTAAACTTTGGTACTACAATTTTACAAGAGCCAGTTAGTTGTATTATTGATAGTTTAGAATATAATGTTAAACAAAATTCATATAATATTATTATGCACGTTCCTAATGCAGATGATGATGTTATTTCTTATGACACTTATAAATTAGATTAAATATTTTTTTTATTTAAAAATAAATTTTATATTTGTATATATGTTACTTAAAGAAATTTTAGAAGGTTGGGGTAATTGGGCTAGATTACAATTTAAAACATTAGACCAAGAAATCGTACACTTATCTAAAACAAGATTGCTAATTTGTGATGTCTGTGAAATTCGTTCAGGTCATATTTGTAATCCTAATAAAAGTGGTGAACATTTACAATCAAAAAAAATAAAAAATGGTTGTGGTTGTGCAATACCACCTAAGACATTAGCACCAACTGCAAAATGTCCTTTAGGTAAATGGTAAATTAATATATATGAATAAATTTAGAATTGATTTTATAACAAGTTTAGAAAATTTAAAATTTCAAAAAACTTTTGTAGCTAGTAAATTAAATATGACTATGCCTACATTAAATAGTAAGGTGTTAAATCCTGAAAAATTAACTTTAAAAGATTTAAGTAAATTATTAGAGTTAGGATTTCAAATTGACATAATTAATATATTAAAAGAAATAAAAGAAAAAGAAAATGCAAACAACAAAGAGGGAAAGGCTAAAAAACCTTTACGAAAAATATCAGCTTTCTAAAGAAGATATATTTTCATTAAAATTTGGTAGTATATCAACTCCAATAATTACACGAACAGGTATTGATAAAATTCAAGGAATTGCTAAAATTAAAATACAATTTAATGAAATAGAATATCAACCTGGAATTTCTGCAGCAGTTAAAGCAACTGCAACTTTAGGTGACAATTATGTTGAATCTTATGGTGAAGCAAATAATAAGAATAATAAAAATCCTTATCCATTAGCTATGGCAGAAAAGAGGGCAATGTCCCGAGTTATACTAAAACTGACTGGCTTTTATGAGTTAGGAGTTTTTGGTGAAGATGAAAGTGATACTTTCAAAAAAGAAGAAACTGTTAAAGTTTTAAATAATAAACCTGTAAAATAATAATATGGAAATTAAAGGCACAATTAAAGTAATTGGTAATACTGAAAATTTTAAGGATTCATTTACAAAAAAATCAATAGTTGTAACAACTGATGAAAAATATACAAATGATATTCAAATAGAATTTATTAAAGATAAAATTGAATTAATAAATAATTTAAGTGTTGGCGATTATGTAACAGTAGGTATAAATATTAATGGTAGAGGGTGGTTAAATCCCGAAACTAAACAAACAAAATATTTTGTATCTATTAATGGTTGGAAAGTTGATGTTGGTGAAAAACAAACCGAATCAATTCCAGTTGGTCAGCATTCAGAAGATGACTTGCCATTTTAACATAAGGGGTGCTTTGGCACCCTTTTTTAATAAAATATTATGACAGGAAAAAATGATTTAATAAAGTTTTTGCTTTACAGAATTGAAGCATTAACAATAGAATTAGAAAAAAAGAATAACCTTTTAAATGGTTATCAAGCAGTTAATAAAGAACTAAATAAACAATTAAATGTTAATAGAGAATTTAAAAAAAGTTGAAGATGATATTAAAGATTATCATTCAAAAGATTGTATTTCAGCAAGTGGGTTGAAATTAATATATAAAAGGTCAATATATCATTATTTAAATAAAGAATTTAAAAAAACACCTGCAATGGATTTAGGTAATGCAGCACATATATTATTATATGAAGGTTTAGAAAAATTTGAAAACGAATATTTTGTTTTACCAAAATTAGATATGCGAAAAAAAGAAGATAAATTATTAAAAGAAAAATTAATAAATAAAAATATTGGTAAAGAAAATGTTTCTAATGAACAATATAAAGTGTTAATGAAACTATATTCTAATTTAAATAATTATGAAGATGCTCTTTTTTTTACACAAGGTAAATATGAAATCAGTCATTATGGTACATACGAAGGTATTCCTGTAAGAGTTAGACCTGATTGTATGGGTAAAGATTGGATAAGTGATATTAAAACTTGTCAAGATAGTTCACCTAAAGAATTTAAAAACACTATATGGAAATTTTCATATATGGTACAAGCAGTTTTTTATTGCGATATGTTAGGTTATGATGCTAGAACATTTAGATTTATAGCTTGTGAAACTAATCCACCTTATACAGTACAACATTATGCATTAAGTGATGATATGATTGAAGTTGGTAGAAAAGGTTGGAAAAAAGCATTTTATTTTTGGAAAAAATATGTCAATGAAAATAAAATTACATATTTTGAAGGTTATGATAAAACATCTGATAATGCAATAATATTATGAGTGAAGTAGAAAAAATTAAAAGAATTTGCGATAATCATTTTAGTATTGATATATCTAAAAGAACTAGAGCAAGAGAATATGCAGATGCTAGAAAAATATATTATAAATTATCTAGAGATTTATTACGAATACCTGTTAAAAAAATTGCTAGTACAGTAAATGTAGACCATTCAACTGTTGTTGTTGGTTCACAAAGGTTAAATGAATTAATGAGTTACGATAAAAATATTAAAGAAAATTATTTAACTTTAAGAGATAAATGTTTAAATGATGGTTCAATTTTCAACATACATACAACAGATATAAATAATATGGCGAATCCTTATTTAAAATATTTAGGAAAAGAAGATATTTTACAACATAGTGTAATGGAGTATATGAAAAATAAATATCCTGATGTGTATTGTATACACGTACCAAATGAAGGTAAAAGAACACCTTTTATGCAATTTAAATTTAAATATTTAGGTGGTAAAAGTGGTATACCTGATATATTAATATTTCAACAAAATAAAGAAGGTAAATGTGGTTTAGCAATTGAACTAAAAGTTGGTTATAATAAACCTACAAAGAATCAGTTTGAAGCATTAGAAAGTTTAAAAAAAGGTAATTGGGAGTGTCATTGGCTAAATGATTATGAAAAAACTATTCAAATAATAAATGAATATTTTAAATAATTATTATGCAAAAAAAAATGCTTTTTTGGAATCAAGAAAGACAAAGATTAAAATACACTAACAATATTAAATACCTCGATGAAGATTTTTTTTATGTAGGTAAACTTACATTAGCTGAATTCGATTTATTTTTAGAATCAATATTTATAGTTTATGAAGATGATTATATTTCTTTTGAAGATATTGTCATTATGTACACAAAATTAATTAATTTCATAAGTGAATTAAAAAGAATAACAGATGAAGAATTATGAAAAGAACATATTATGCTGTTATACCTGCTTATGTTAGGTATGATAAAGATTTAACTCCAAATGCTAAATTAATGTTTGGTGAACTTACTGCATTAAGTAATGATAAAGGTTATTGTTATGCATCTAACAAATATTTTTCAGAGCTTTATCAAGTATCTACTGTATCGATTTCAAAATGGATTAATCAATTAAAAGACAAAAAATATATTAAAGTTTCTTTCACTTATAAAGCAAATTCTAAAGAAATAGAATCAAGAAATATCTATATAAGTAATCTTAAAGAGGTATCTAATATTTCTTTAACACCCCATAAAGAAAAGTTTAAAGATAATAGTAATAATACTATTATTAATAATAAAGAGATAATATATAATGAGTTAATTGAAAAATCTTTTTCTCATTTAATTAAACTTTTTCCTTTAGCAGTTCAACCAAGAACTGCAATTGATATTCGAAACTGGAAAGATTGTTTAGACAAACTTGATAGAATAGATGGTTATGATACTCGGGCAGTTTATTATATAGTTAAAAAAGTAAGATTAGATGAATTTTGGAAAGATAATTTTTTTTCAATATTGAAACTTCGTAAAAAAAATAATTATGGAGTAAAATATATTGATATGTTTAAAGCAAAATTTGCAAAAGATTATCAGTTTAATAAAAAATGATTTTTGATTTAATAATATTAGATATAATGGAAAATATGAGTTTAATTAAAAATAGTAAAAGAATAAAACAATCAATGGATTTTACAGGTGTACAAAATAAAGCTATACATCCTAGCGATATTGATGGAGTTTTAGAATTTGATGATAAATATTTATTTCTTATAGAAATGAAATTTATAGCAACTGATATTCCTATAGGTCAAAGATTAGTTTTAGAAAGAATTATAAATGCTTGGGAAGAATCAGGAAGAATTGGTGCAATTTTAAAAGTTGAACATAAATTCAGAGATGAAGAAATTGATGTACCATTACATCAGTGTTTTGTAACAAAAGTTTATAGTAATAAAAAATGGTTAAAAATAAAACCACAACAATTTTTAAAGTATTTAAATAGAATTGGTAAAAAACATAAAATAAATAAATGTGTTTTTTAGTGGCCTTTAGGAAAAAAAATTAAATTAGCCTAAAGAAAAAGAAATGAGAGAAAAGTTTTTAGATATAGGAATCGATATTGGTAGTCGTGTAGGAAATTATCATATAGTTTGTCCTAAATGTAGTCATACTAGAAAAAAATCAAAAGATAAATGTTTAAGTATAAATGTAGAAAAAGGTTTATATAATTGTTTTCATTGTAATTGGTCAGGTAATGTTAATGTTAGAACTAAAAAAGAATATGTAAAGCCTATAAAAATATTATCACCTTTAAATAAAAAAACTATAAGTTGGTTTAAAAGAAGATGTATTTCAGAAAATACTTTAGTTAATTGGAAAATAACAGAGAGTCAAGAATATTTTCCACAAGTAAAAGAAAAACGTAATGCTATTAATTTTAATTATTATCGAGAAGATGAATTAATTAATATAAAATTTCGTGATGGTAGCAAAAATTTTAAACTTTATAAGAATGCTGAATTAATATTTTATGGTATAGATAGAATCAAAACTATGGATAAAATATATATAACAGAAGGCGAAATTGATGCATTGAGTTTATTCGAAGCAGGAATATTTTCTGTTTGTAGTGTTCCTAATGGTGCTAATGTTGGAAATCAAAGACTAGAATATTTAGATAATTGTTGGGAATATTTTGTTGATAAGAAAGAAATTATTTTATGTACAGATAATGACCAAGCAGGTTTATCATTAAGAAAAGAACTAGCAAGAAGATTTGGTAGGGGAAGATGTAAGTATGTAGATTTTGGAGAATATAAAGATGCTAACGAAATATTAATTAAATTAGGAAGTACAGAATTAAGAAGTATATTAGATAAAGCAAAGAATTTCCCAATTGAGGGAGTTCTTAATATTAATGACATTTGGGATAGTGTTTTAAATTTTAATGAAAATGGGATTACAAATTACAATGTGCGACTTGGCGACAGTCGAGAATATTATAACATTAGCTTCGGAGAATGGTCTGTATGCACAGGGATTCCAAATGCAGGAAAAAGTGACGTCATCGACCAAATATGTGTTAATCTTGCACTACACGAAGATTTTCGCATAGCAATGTTTTCTCCTGAAAGTTATCCTTATGAAGCACATATAAAAAGATTAGCTAATAAAATAAATGAAAAAGATTGTGATACAGATGCACTTAATAATACAAAAGATTTTATAATAGAACATTTTGATTTTGTTAAAATAGATTTAGAAAATTTAACACTAAAAGGAATATTAGATGCATTTAGGCAATTGGTATTTCAAAAAGGAACTAATGTTTGTGTAATTGACCCTTGGAATATGTTAGACCATTCAGCACAAAGAGATTTTACTTATGTTGGTAAACTACTTTCAGAGATTACACAGTTTTGCCAACAAACGAATACTCATTTATTTTTAGTAGCACACCCAAGAAAAATGGAAAGTGTTGACGGTAAATATAGAGTTCCAAATCCTTACGATATTTCTCAATCATCTGATTTTTTTAATAAAGCATATAATTGTATTACAGTTTATAGAAATCTTGGTCAGCAAACTCAATACTTAAGTGATAGTGTTTCTATATATATACAAAAAGTAAAAAGAAAAGAAAATGGAAAACAAGGAGATTTTATGGTTGCTCCTGATTTTAAAAATGGAGGAGTATATAAAGAGATAAATGAATATGAACAGAAAATCAGTAATCAGAATAGTGACATACCATTTTAAATTTTTACATTTGTATATGTTTGAAATTGAAGTGGCTACTTGTTATGGTTTTGGAATTGGTATATATTATACGAACGAAGATATAGAAGGTATGGAAAAAGTTGCTGACAATTTAAGAAACACAATACAAATAGCATTTTTTTTTGTTATTATAAACATAAATTATTACACAGATGCCTAAAAAAGTAAAAATAAATACATTAATAAAAAATACTGATAATCCTAGATATATAAAAGAGGATAAATTTAATAAACTTGTAAAATCTATTAAAGAATTCCCTGAAATGTTAGAAAAACGACCAATAATTGTAGATGAAAATATGATTGTATTAGGTGGTAATATGAGATTAAGAGCTTGTTTAGATGCAGGATTTAAAGAAGTTTGGATTGAGCAAGTTACTAATTGGACTGATAAACAAAAAAAAGAATTTATAATAAAAGATAATGTGGGATTTGGTGAATGGGATTGGGACATATTAGGTAATAATTACACTTTTGAGGAATTAGAAAATTGGGGTTTAGATATAAACTCGTTTGATATGGAAGATGAACAAACAGATTTACAAGAAGCATATACAAATAAAATTGATGCACCAACATATACACCGTCTGATGAAAAACCAAAATTAACAGAATTATTAGATGATGAAAAAACCAACCTATTAATTAAAAAAATAAAAGATTCAAAATTAAAAAAAACAGAAAAAGATTTTTTAACAAATGCAGCTTACAGACATTTAAAATTTGATTATGCAAAAATAGCAGATTATTATGCACATAGTGAAAAAGATACACAAGAATTAATGGAAGATTTATCATTAATTATTATTGATTTTCAAAAAGCAATTGCACAAGGTTATTTGCAATTACGAGAAGAAATAACAAATCAATATATAGAAGAATATGGAGAAGAAGAATAATGAATATGTAGTTTTTATTTTAACTTATGGTCGTTCTGCTAAAGTACATACGTATGAAACTATAAGAAAACAAGGTTATAAAGGCAAAATATATTTAGTCTGTTCTGATGATGATAGTCAAGTAAATGATTACAAAAAAAACTTTCCTAATGAAGTCGTTGTATTTAATAAACAAGAATATGCAAATACATTTGACATTGGTGATAATTTTAATGATAATAGAGTTGTAGTTTATGCAAGAAATGCAATATTTAGCATTGCTGAAAAATTAGGATACAAATATTTTATTGTATTGGATGATGATTATACTGCTTTTAGATATACTGCAGATGCTAATGGAACATATTTAACCAAAGCAAGAAATGCTAAAAATTTAAGTGTTTTATTTGATATGATGCTTAAATATTACAAAAAAACCAATGCAGTGACTTTATGTATTGCACAAGGTGGTGATTTTATTGGCGGTGAAAATTCAAGAGTTTTCAAAAAGAAATTAAGCAGAAAAGCTATGAATTTTTTTATATGTTCTACTGAAAGAAAGTTTCCATTTATAGGAAGGATAAATGAGGATGTTAATACCTATGTAAGATATGGCACATTAGGTCATATATTTTTAACAATTTGTGATTTACGACTAGAGCAATTAGACACACAAAGCAACACAGGTGGCTTGACTGAATTTTATTTAGATGGTGGTACTTACGTTAAATCGTTTTATACAGTTTTATTTAATCCTTCTTGTACAAAAATAAATCTAATGGGAAATAAAAATAAAAGATTACATCATATGATTAAATGGAATAACGCAGTTCCTAAACTTTTACAAGAAAATATTAAAAAAGTGTAAAAAAACTTTCATATATAAAATATTCTTTGTATCTTTATATTAAATAAAACAAAGAAATGAAAGCTATCGCAAATAAAAATATAATTAGAAAATCAGGTACTAACATTAAAAAAGGTACTATGGTAATTGTAAAAGATAAAAATTTGGTAATAAATTCTAAAGTTATGCCAGAAGTGTTAACTGATATAACTTTACCAAATGGTGAAAAGTTTCACACAACTAAAAGAATAGCAGATAAATATTTTAATTGGATAGTATAAACAATATAGATACTGATAACCCGAGTATCGCAGAAACAGTTCCGAAATTAGTCAGAACGTAGTCAAGTGAAAAAGGGCAGTATCTTTTTAAAACAAAAAAAATGAAAAAAACTTTTAATCCACCAATAAATAACTTTTTTACACCTTTAGCATATTATTTAGATTATTACAATATGGATAATAAATTTATAGGAAGTTTAAAATTAGAAGAACCAGTATCTAATAAAATAGGTTTTTATAGTAAAACATATATTACACCAAAACACAATATAACATTAGATAATAAAAAGGTTATAAAAGCAGGTACAGATGTATATTATAAGCAAGAACAATTACAAGGTAAATTAATTTTAAAAAATATATAATGTATATATTAAAATTAGGAGATAAGTTTATAATAAATAAAATATCTAGGTATGGTAAAAAAATAACTCAAAATGTTACAATAATAGCTATTGTAAATAATAGAGTTGTATTAAGTAATGGTGATGAATATCACAAAAATAAAATAAATATATAAAATGTCAGAAACAATAATAAAGTTAGAAGAAAACGATATTCTTTACAGTAGTTGGGGATATGAACAAACCAATATTAATTTTTATAAAGTTAAAAGGTTATGCGGCAAGACACAAGTCGAGCTAGTTAAAATAGAAAAGAAATATGCAGATGTACAAGATTCTCATACTACAGATAGTGTAATTCCTTATCCTGCATCAGAATTCCCTAAAAAGTTTAGAAGAAAAGTTTATAATCATACAAGACCAGGTGTAATGATAAAGTCTTATGAATGGGCTACTTTATGGGATGGCAAACCTAAACATCAAACAAATGCTCATTATGGGCATTAAAAATATAAATATGGAAAATAAAATAATTACAAAAGAAGAAATCGAAAAATATATAATTTTAGAATTCGATAAAGAATTACATAAAATATTACAATATAAATACAATAATTTTATATATAATATGTATAATAACTATGACCAATCAGAAAAAGAATTAGATATTATTATTAAAAAAATTATTTTAAGTAGTTGGTTTATTAGAAATAAAAAATTACATAAACAAATATGTGAATTATTTAGATATGATGAAAACCACGCTTCAACAAATGTATTTAAACATATGAAAGCAAATTTATATGAATATGAATTCTTTTTAGAAGATTGGTATGATGAACAAATAGAAAAACAGAATAAAAATATTAGTGTTTGGAAAAATAAATAATAAATAAATATTTCATTTTTTGTTTTTAAAAGTCCTCTTGCAAAAGGGGATTTTTTTTATGTAATTTTGTAAAATGAAAACGAACAAAATCGAACATACTAAAAAAGCAATTCTTGAAGCATTAGAAAAATCTTTAGGTGTAGTTACAACTGCCTGTAAACAGGTTGGAGTTGGTAGAACTACATTTTATGAGTATCTTAACAAAGATGAAAGTTTTGCAAACAAAGTTGCTGATATACAAAACATAGCACTTGACTTTGCTGAATCACAATTACATAAACAAATACAAGATGGTAATACATCAGCAACAATATTTTATCTTAAAACAAAAGGAAAGAAACGTGGTTATGTTGAACGTAGTGAAATAGTTCACGATGGTGCAATTAAATCAACACTAATAGAATGGAAACCCAGTCAAGAAGAATAGAACAACATTGCAATAGGCAATTTTATGATTTAATAAATTCAGAAAAAAGATTTAAAGTACACCAAGGAGGAACAAGAAGTGGGAAAACTTATGCAGTATGTCAATACTTAACATATCTGTTAACTAAATCAAAAGAGCCTTTGGTTATATCTATTATTAGAAAAACATTACCTGCTTTAAAAGGAAGTGTATTAAGAGATATAATTACGATTCTTGAAAAAACAGGTTTGTATTATTTAGGTGTTCATAATAAATCAGCAAACACTTTTGAATATGGCAAACATCTTATTGAATTTTTATCAGTAGATGAACCACAAAAAATTCGTGGTCGGAAAAGAAACATTGCATTTTTAAATGAGGGCAATGAATTAACTATTGAAGATTTTCGACAAATTAATATGAGGACATTAGATATGGTTATTGTTGATTTTAACCCAAGTGACCCGATACATTGGATTTATGATGATTTAGTACCTCGTGATGATTGTGACACTTGGATAACAACATATAAGGATAACAAATTTCTTTCTAAAGATTTAGTATATGAAATAGAAAGAATGAAATTAAAAGACCCTGATTATTGGAGAGTATATGGAGAAGGGCAAAAAGCAATATTTAGTGCTAGACAAATATTTAATAATTGGAATTTTATTAATTATAGTGACTTTCCAGAATTTGATATTAATAATGATGGTATAATCGGCATTGATTTTGGTTTTAGTAATGACCCTACTGCAATAGTCATTGGATTTAAAAAAAATGATAAACTATTTTTTCACGAATTATTATATAATAAAGGAATGACAAATGATGAAATAGCAGAATTTATTAAAGCTAGTGGATATGAACAAGTAATTTGTTATGGTGATTCAGCAGAACCAAAATCAATAGAAGAAATAAAAAGAAAAGGTTTATATATCAATCCTGCTCGTAAAGGTCAAGGAAGTGTAAATGCAGGAATTAGTTTATTAAAAGAATATGAAATATATATAAGTAAAGAATCATTAAATATTGTAAAAGAATATCACAGTTATTATTGGACTGAAATGAAAGATGGAACTATAATTAACAAGCCTTTAGATAGAATGAATCATTGTATGGATGCTATGAGATACCTCACTTTTAGTAGTTTTGGAAAGCAACAAAACTTCTTTGTAATATAATTATTATTTTTGTAAGATAAATCGTAAGCGAATGGCATCTATTTTTTCAAGAGTTGGAGATATACTTAAAAAGAATTTTCAAAATACAAACACAGGATTTAACAAAATTATTTATAATTATCTAGGACAGTCAATAATTTGGAATCCTGAAAATGATGATACATATATTAAAAAAGGATATATGTTTAATTCAACAGTTTATTCTATTGTTAATTTAATAGCTAAAACTGCAAGTAATATTCCTTTTCAAATTTATGAGGTTAAAAATGAAAATGAGTTAAAAAAATACAAAGCAATGACAAGTGGTTTAATGAATGGAAACATTTTACATAAATCATTATTACAAAGAAAACACGCTTTAGCAGAATTAGATAGTACAGATTTGCATAAACTTTTAGAAAGACCGAACCCAGCTCAATCTTATAGCAGTTGGATTCAAGAAATTATAGCATTTGGTAAATTAACTGGTAATAGATATGTTTATGGAATAAAACCAGAATCAGGACCAAATCAAAGTAAATGGCAAGAACTTTATGTATTACCAAGTCAATCAGTAGAAATAAATAGTAATGGAATATTTGAACCAGTTGCAGGGTATAGTTTAGATTATTCAGGTCAATATAAAATTGATGCAGAAGATATATGTCATATAAAAGATTTTAACCCATATTATGATGGTACAGGTTCACACCTTTACGGAATGTCACCACTTAAAGCAGGTTTAAGAAGTTTAGACACAAATAATGAAGCAGTAACAACGGGTGTAAAATATTTACAAAATCAAACTTCAAGAGGTGTGTTAATGTCAGATGAAGGGGATTTAAATGAAGTACAAGCACAACAATTAAAAGATAAATTTAGACAACAATATCAGGGTAGTGATAATGCAGGTGATATTATTATAACACCTAAAAAATTAAGTTGGGTAAACTTTGGTTTAAATGCAACAGATGTTTCTTTAATTCAACAGTATAATGCAAGTATTAAAGATTTATGTAATATTTACCAAGTACCTGTACAATTATTAAATAATACAGATACATCTACATATAATAATATGATAGAAGCTAAAAAATCATTATATCAAAATGCAATAATTCCTGAATTAAATAAAATTAAAGATGAATTAAATAGATGGTTAGTTCCATCATTTGGTGATAATCTTTATTTAGATTTTGATTATTCTAATATTGCAGAACTACAAGAGGAAATGGATAGTGTGGTAAAACAAATGGGTAGTGCTTGGTGGACTACACCAAATGAAAAAAGACAAGCAATGAATTATGGTGTAGATGAAGAAAATGAAGAAATGAATGATTATTATATACCTGCTAATCTTATGCCTTTATCTAATGATATAATAGAGGAAGAAGTAAAAAGTGTAGATATAGATTATAATGCTATACCTAAAGAAGAATTACGAAATGATGTTTATACAACATCACAAGAAGCTCAACAAAGAGCAAATGATTTAGGGTGTGTTGGAACTCATAGTCATACTGAAAATGGACAAACAATTTATATGCCTTGTGCTACTCACGAAGATTATGAAACAATAACTAATCGAGAATTAAAACCAGGTGACCACGAATATACATCTAAACAAGATTCATATAATAATTATCCTCAAGGAGCAACTAACAATGCAAAAAGAATGTTAGATTGGAGAGAAAAATATGGTCGTGATGTTGTAAAAGGTGGAACTGAAGTTGGTTGGAAACGAGCAAATCAATTAGCAAACCGTGAATCTTTATCAATAGATACAATTAAACGAGTTAATAGTTTTTTAGCAAGACACGAAGATAATGCTAAAATATCAGAAGAATATAGAAATGAACCTTGGAAAGATAGAGGTTATGTAGCTTATAATTTATGGGGTGGTAAATCTATGGTTGCTTGGGCAAAAAGAATTTCTGAAAGAGATGATTCATAAATTAAATAAAAATTATTATACTGATTGGACTAAACAATTAGAAATAGCAGAATCTAAACAAGACAGAATTTGGTCAAGTTATTTTAATAAAGAATCTAATAAAATTATAAATTCTTTTATGGTAGGTAGAATAATTCCAAATCTCGATACTTATTACCAATTAAAAGATTTACAAAAATTATATATAGAATTATATAAAACTATTGGATTAAGAATGGCTAATTGGTATTATAGACATTATGAAAAATATATAACAAAAGATAACCCACAAGCATATCAAAGTATTTGGGAAGAAAAATTTGCTTATATAGGAAAAACAATAGCAGGTGAAAGAATTGTAAGTATAGCAGATAATCGTAAAAAAGAATTTAATAAAATTATTAGAAGATATATGCAAGAAGAATCTTTTATGGCATTAAATGAAGTAAGTGCTGAAAGAATATTACGAAAGAAATTTAAAGGTATGAGCATATCGAATGGTAAAAGAATAGTAAGAACTGAAAGTGTAAACGCAGCAAACTACGCAACAAATGAAAGTGCAGCTAGTTTATTTGGTGCTAATAATTTACAGAAAGAATGGATTTCAGGAAATGATGGTAGAGTTAGAGATGCACATTTAATGGCTAATGGTCAAAGAAGGCCGATGAATGAAAAATTTAGTGTTATGGGTGAACAACTTAATCACCCAGGAGATAGTGCAGGGTCTGCAGCTAATGTTATTAATTGTAGATGTGCAAGTGCTCCAATACCAATTATTTAAAATAATTATCTTTGTACTATGAATATAATATATAAAACAAGTCCAATAGGTGAACTAAAGGACATAGATGAAAAGTCAGGAATTGTAAAAGGCTATGGTTCTATTTTTGGAAATATAGATTCTGATGGTGATATAATCTCGAAAGGTGCATATACTAAAACTATTAAAGAAAATGGTGAAAGAGTGAAATATCTTTATCAACATCAAATGGATAAACCACTTGGTAAAATGATAAATTTATATGAAGATGAAAAAGGTTTAATGTTTGAAGCATCTATTCCAAAAACACAATTAGGAACTGATGTTTTAGAATTAATTAAAGCAGGTGTTATTACTGAAAATAGTGTTGGAATATTACCATTACAAAAAGAATCTTGTTCAGGTGATAAATGTTTTAGAAAATTAACAGAGGTTAAATTATATGAAATCTCTGCAGTTACATTAGCAGCAAATGATGAAGCAATGATATTAGATGTAAAAGGAAATGTTGATGTAGATAAAGTATTATCGAGATATGATAACTTGGTGAAATTAATTCGCAAAGGTAATATATCTGATAATTTAGGTTATGCTATTGAAGCAGAACTGATTAAACTCAAATCAATTTTTTCAAAGAGTATCACTTTGCCGACTGATATTGAAGTCACAGAGCCGATTGAAGTAAAAAATAACGATAATGAGATTTATAAATATTTGTTTAATAAATTAAATTCGTAATAAAATGAATGACGATATAAAAAAAGAATTAGACCAAATCGGTGATTTAGTTGATTCTAAAATTGAAAAAGCATTCAATTCGGCTCAAGAAAATGCGAAAGGTGAGATTGAAGAATCACTTAAAAGTGAAATTTCTAACTTATCTAACGAATATCTTGCAAAGAATGATGAAATGCAAAAAAGAATGGATACTATCGAAATGGCAGCTAAAAAAAATGCTATCGAAAGTAAGCCAGTAAACTTTAAAGGTGCTTTAAAACAAGCTATCGAAGGTGGTGCTATTGAAGGTCTTAAAAAAGGACAAACAAGAGCAGCTTCATTTGAAGTAAAAGCTGATATGACAACTGGTGCAGATTATACTGGTGAAGTTATTGCAGCAACAAGAGTACCTGGAATAAAGTATGACCCAAGCAATGAGGTTCACGTTAGGTCTATCGTACCTGTTGGAACTACAAACTCTGACACAATAAGATATATTAAAGAATCTGCTTATACACAAGGTGCTGCTGCAACAGCAGAAGGTAATGCACTAGGACAAACTGACTTTAACTTAACTGCTTCTACTGCTAATGTAGAATTAATTGGTACTTATTTAAGATTATCAAAGCAAATGCTTGATGATACAGAGCAATTAACTTCTTACATCTCTGCAAGAGTGCCAAGCAAGTTAATGGCAGTTGAAGATGACCAGTTATTAGGTGGAAATGGTACTGCACCAAATTTAGAAGGATTAAGAAATTCTGCTACTATTTGGTCTAATGCTGCTTCAGGATTTGCTGATGGTGTTATTGCAAACCCACAAAACATTGATGTATTAATTACTGCACTTAACCAAGTTGCAAAAGCTAATTATACTTCAGATGGGATTTTAATGCACCCAACAGACTT